GGAGCACCGATTAAAGAATTTCCACTAACAAGGAAACCGCCCAGTTTTCCTGTTGTAGCGTTTACTTCTCCTTTAAACTGGATTCCTGCTTCGTTTACCTTGAACCGTTCCGTGTCTACCTTGAGTCGTTCCCCTTGTAGCTTTATTTCCTTCCCTACTGATAACTCTGTGTTTAACTCCTTCACAACATCTTTTTTCTTAACCGCAAGCGAAATCTGATCAGAAAGAAGCTTTACGTTTGATTCGATATCGCTTTCGATTCCCTGAATACGGTATCTTATCCCTTCAAGACTAACCGTATATTCTGAAATTTTCCCTCGCAATTCGCCGTATTCTTTTATGAATTCATCTGTAAAAGAATCTTTAAGGGAAACATTTTCAGAGGCATAACGGATAATCTTCTGATTCTGAACAAGCAAGGCTTTAACCTTCTCTATCTCTTCCATATCTTTCCCCCATGTCCTTTAATACACCATCAAGACAACACATAATGGAATCATATCTAAGCCCATATAATCCGTTTCGCATTTTGTACCGATACTCTTTCGGGGCTTCCTGCGCTATAAATCCCGATGCCTTTTCTCCGTCTGCCTTATAGGTAAAGGAACACGGTTTTAACTCGTTAAGCAATTTATAGGCTTTATCCTTCTTTACGCCCTGAATGTTTTCCTTAAGCCGTCTGTCGCTCCATACGACACTGGAAATAGAAGACGAAACGAAATAGCACTCTATATTTCCGTTTGCTACGAGACCACCTACAGGAGATTCATTCTTGTTGTATCTACTGCGATACCGCTTATCAATGCCATAGTCCTCGACTTCGTTTACTTTCGGTGTCGTTTTATCTGTAGGAATCGCTTCATGGTATTCTCTTTTTGTAGTGTATAGTTGCATAGTTCCGCAAATGATACGTCCTGAACAATCAATTGCACTGCAAGAGAAATGCCCGTGAAATCTTGTATTATTCAGTATGATGTCCTCAAAGTTCCCCTTCGGTGTTGCGTTTATATACACTTCTCCGTAAGCATTAATTTCTTTTGCTTCTCCATATTGCCCTACAACAGTCCTTGCATTGATCCTTGAATTACTACTCCCACCCCACGATGAGTTTCCGCTACTATCTGTTTTAATCTCCCATCCTGCAATGCTCCCGCCAGTTGCGACTATCTCCCCTCTTGCAACTGCTCTGGTATCATTCACAACAAAGTTTGGACTGTTTATTTCCAGTCGATTCCCAGTAATCTCAAGCGTGTCACTGGAAAGATTGATCTGATTTGCTACATCCCCTTTCCCGACAAGAAGCTTTATTCCCTCTTCCGATACCTTGAGTTCCGATTTTATCTTGTTCTCTGTCTCTTCTACCTTGGAGTACAGCCCATTCATCCCTATATCGAGTAAAGTAAGATTGTGCCTTGTCTCTTCGTAGCGCTTGAGTTCATCCGCGGAAAAGTTGTCGTCCGGATCCAAAGAAGAAAAAACATTCTGCACCGCCCTATTAATTCTCGTTATGTGCCCTTCCACATCTTTTATTTCATGGATATTTTCCGGGGAATCCGCTTTATAAATCATCGCATAACTCCTTTAACTCCTGCATTGCGCTTGCAATCAGTCCGTCCAATTTACCGTAGCTTATGGCATAATACCCGTTTTCCATCTGCTCCACGATTTCATACGGGTCTCCACCTTCCAGTACTTCCTGCGCAACGAGTCCGTAATGCTCTTCATCGAATCCTTTCAGTCTGTAGGAAACGGGACGCAAGGAAAGAATGTAATCTAAGGCATTTTCAATCGGATGAATGTCCGTCTTTATTCGCCTGTCGCTCCATGCGATCCCCGCTTGTTCGGACCAGACGTCATAACAATAAAGATTTTTATCAATTGTAATGTCATCGCACGACCCGCAATTTGCATAGATGTTTCCGCAATTAATATCATCGCAGTTAAACCAACCGAAATAGGTTTTCTCCGTCACCTCTACGACACAGTTCTGCAAATCCATGTAACATTCTGTAATGTCATCATAGGTTGTTATAGATAGAGAATTGCTTACATTTATCTTTGTTCCCCAAAGCCCACAAGCGGAAATAGTATCACCTGTCAGATACGAGCCTTGTCCGTCATGTGCAATCTGAAAGTCCCCGAAACTTCCACTTTCTGCGTTAACTGTACCTGTAAGGCTTAAATTCCCTGCCTTGTCCAGTTTGAAATTTCTGGAATTCACCTCGAGACTGCTCCCGTTTATCACTATCTTTTCAGGGGAAAGTTTTATCTCGTTTAAAAGATTCTCTTTACTTGCATAAAGGTTCAATGCCCTTGTGCTCTGCTCTATTGCTGTTCTTGCGTTCTCTTCGTGGTTCTCAATGGCAAGCGTGAACCCGTCCATTGAATGAACGAGTTCTACCGCTTTTTCCTCATCTTGATAGAACTTCTTGTATTCAGACGGTACAATGTTATCCCCGTCCACGTTCTCCGAAAGAAAGCGAATTTTCTTGTTTAACTCCGTAAGATACAGTTTCACTTTATCAAGATCATTAATCTCTCCTATTGTGATCTTCGGAACAATAAAAACGCTCATCGCTCGCTTCCTTTCCCGATAGTCTTACTCATGCCGTACAGAATGAATTTCCCATGCCCTGCAAGCTTATACTGGTATCTTTCGCACCGCTTTAGCTTCACAGGGATAAGATAGGTATTCCGCTTGTCCGCTGTAATAGACGCTTCTCTTCTCCACACCACTTCATTGTCATAGCGCACGTACACGGTGCATTCTGCGTCCGGCTCTAATTCAATATTGAATTGAAGAGACCGCACCTTCTTCTTGTCAAGCGTGCCCTCTTCCAAATACACGGACTCAAGATACCATTCTGTATTGTCCACATCCTGCATATCGTCTGCCATTGTGTTTCTTGTATAAATAGGGTACTTGCCATTTACAGGCTTTTCATAAGTGGAATTAAGATTCCCTGAAGCGTTTACAAGGCTGTATATCTTTCCTTCTATGTCCGCTTCTTTTATCCATAGCTGATTTTTAAGGTCAAACACATACATAGAGCCTTGATCATCGTTTTGCAAATAAACGTAATACTTCCCTCTCCACTGCCCCGCAATGGCATGATTCCATTTGATTTTTAACTTGTCCGATACCGATTCGGGCATTCCCCCTTGATATATCATCACAGCATCACGGCTTACATACATGACAGCTTCATTCACATGACAAAGAGAAGCGCTACACCCTTCCATAACCCCTCTTGCTTCTACGGTATCCAGGCTGAAGTTTGAAGGTTTCGTGCCGTAAATCGTATGAATGTAGTTTTCTTTAAAGAACACAACATAGCCTTGTTGGCTGATAACGCCCGTAAAATCTCCGTCACTCCCGACAGAAACCGCATAACTGTCTGCCGCCGTGCCCTGGAAGCTGTTCCAATTGGTCGGGTCTCCAAGCTTACACGCATAGATTTCATGATTCTTACTTGAGCACCCCCACAAGCGATTGTTGAATTCACAAACATAGTCCATATCGGGAACAGCACGAACAATCTTTACTCCGCTTTCTTCCGTGATACTTCGCAATGCTACGCCGTTTTCATCTACTGCGGAAATCACAATAAAGTCATTGCCTATCTCCTTTATTGCCTTAGTGGCGTTCAGTGTCTCCGTGTACTGCGTAAAACCCGAAAGAGATACAACATCATCCCGTTTGAAATTCTTCCCGATGTTCTTCCCTTGAATCTTTACAAAGCTTGAACCTTCCGAAACAGGGGCAATGCTGATTTGCCCTTCCTGCGTGTAAGAGGATTCCATATCGGTCAACTCTTCCGTCTTTGTGTTGAATACCTGCTTATCAGGGAAAATGCAGATATATGCGCCCATTCCGACTAGAACCCTGTCTAATTCCACGGTCTTTTTTAATGCTTTTCTTTGATTTTCCCCGTAGATAAGCGCATTCTTCCCGAACATATATAAGGAATTCTTATAAAAGATTTGTACAGGCTCTTCCGATTCAGTAAAAGGCAAATTCGGCTCTCGCAAAGTTAGGGACGGAAATAGCCTTGATGATATGTTTTTCATATCTAAAAACTCATTATCCGCCCCAACGCTTGACTGATTCAGCCCACCAAAAACGCCGATACTCTGCTTCGTTTTCCCTAGTGGATTCATTTGCTTAAAATTCATCAGATTAACCCCCTCGGCTTCCTCTCGTTATGAATGAGATAGCGGTTCATGTAACTAAGCCATGCCTCTTTTTCTGCCTGGTACGCCTGTATGTCATTCGCATAGCTTTCTATTTCGTCCTCTAAGAAATCAATCTTTGCTTTAAGGTATGCGATGTAGATACCGCTGAAACGGCTGTCTAGGAGAACCACGCTGTCCATATCCTGCGCCGTGTAAGGAATAAGTGCAGGGATTCCCCTATCAACGCTTATAATCTTCTTCTCTCCGTTTTCCTCTGTCTCTTCCATTACCCGCATAGCTTCGTTCTGCGCTTCTCCGTCTCTCGCCCTGCTTTCTAAGGGATTCCCGATATAATACGGGTCTGTCCCCATGATGGTCACGGTACTTTCTGTTCTTCCCTCACTAACTGCACTTCCCTTTAGTTCGTCCTTCTCTTTATGGAGATACGCCCTTGCATGAATCGGCTTGATATGCGTTTCTGTTCCCCTCTGAAAAGCAATGTAGTTATCGAATATCTCCGCTTCAACTTCGTTTAAAAACTGCAATTTCAGACTCTCGCTTGTGGCGTTCGGTCTTGCGTCATCAACGAGAGAAAGAATCTCCCCTACTGTAATTTTCATTGTCTCCGCTCCTTCCTTTTTCTTGTATTGTCCTTGAACTTCTGTATATTTTCCCAAGCAAAAAGGAAGGGCGAACCCTTCCTTTGCTAATTCCTAGTTTTCCGTGAGTCTAAAGCAAATTGGAACTTCTGGTTTCCTTCCAGTGTCAGGAACCCCTTTTCCTATTACCTTGTCATCAACTTCTTGCAAAACACTATATGAAAATTCTGCGGGACCTTCATCACCATAGTGAAGGAGATGGAAATCTATGTAGTCAATCATATTCCCATTTCTTCTTGGCAAAATATAAGCATCTGGAAATATTTTCCCTCTGTGTTCCTTAAAATAAGGATATTGAAGCATTGGAACAAAATTGTATCCTGCTTCTAAAGTATTGGTATACTTGTTATCTTTTTCTGCTATCTCTCCTAGAATATTTACAGCTGTCGGCATCCATAAGTACGCATCAAGATAATATTTTCCAAGTACACTAGATAATGGAGTTTGATGAAATTGCCCTATAAGTTCAGTATTCTTATTAATGATATCCATGTACACTTCAGAATGAATCAAATTGAATACCCCTGCGTACTGATCCTTGACTTCTCTATATGGGATATAACTTTCAGCCGGTAAATTTAATATAATACCTGTATTTAGACAGCAAAAATCTATATGTTTTGGCGCACTAAACATATTCCCTGGAGCCATAGCGTTTTTATCCAGTTCATACATACAGTCAATTCCGACGACTTCAAAACGCATAGGATATTTTTTCCCGTTGAATTGAATATCAATGTAATCTCCCAGCCGAATATCCCCGTAACTATTTTTTTTGATTCGTCTCTTAATTTCTTTAATCACATCTAACGTACTGGCGCCTTGCATATCATACAAATCAACAATATCTCTATACGGTGTTTCTTGCTTTCTTCTCTGCTCACCAAGATATATTGCTACTTGTTCGTTCACTCCCCTGATGGCTTCCGTAGTAAGCAGTTTGTTTTCAGGAATGTTCCACGTGCCATCGCCTTTGAAAATTTGATTCTCGATTGTTTTTCTATAAGTCTCATCGACCTGCAATGTGTTTTCCTGAATTACGGCTTTCGCACTCTGTTTTACTTCTTCCGCTGTTAGTCCGCTATGGATGTTTGCCACCGCACTATCTACATAGCTATGCATTTCATCAGATGTGACGCCTGCAACTTTCCCGCCTTCCTGCGCCTTCTTCAAAGCTTCAAGAGTCTTTGTTTCGGAATCCTTCGCACTGTCTGCGGATGCCTTCGCCTTGTTCATCGAGTCCGTAGCCGATGCAACAGATCCCTGAATATCTGTTCTCGCTCTGTCTGCAATGGTCTGTGTATCGCTCTTCACGCTGTTCAATGCCGTACGAATTCCTTTTACCTCTTCTGTTGCGCTGGACACGGCATTTGCTTTTTCCTTTACTTCTGCCGTAAGGCTCACAACTGTGTTTGTCTTTTCCCGGACCTCTACTGTTAAGCTATTCACACTGGAAAGCTTCTCGTTGAAATCCGTTGTTGCCGTTGTAATCTTCTGCTCCATTGCCACCTTCATGGCATCCGCATTTTGTTTCAGTTCCGAAACCTGCGCCTTGTCACTTGCTACGCTATCTCTATATCCTTTTGTCTCATTGGAAAGCGCAACAATCTTCGCCTCTTCGGCTACGATATTGGAAAGCGATGTATTACGCCTCGTTTCGGCTTCTTCTCTCTTTCCTTCTGCGGTGACTCTCTTCTCCTCTGCGGTCTTTCTTTCCTGCTCCTGCGCGTCCAACTTAGAGAATTTCTTTTCAAGCTGTTCTAACTCTGAAAGACTACTCTTCGGTACGTCTTCCGTGCCGATGGACTTTTCAATGTAAACTGCGCCCGGGTAAGACTTCCAGCGACATGATCCTGTCTCATCGAATGCGTCAAGTTGTAGGAACGCCGTTCCAGCATTTCTTAATGTTACAGACGAAATAAGCCATCTAAGAATAATAGCATTATCCGTCACCACCTTTTCAAGGTCGCTTCGGTCAATCTCCCGCACTCCTGCATAGCGGATGTTTAGCTTAAACAAGAGATTTGCAAGGTCTACCCCGTCTCCCGACACTCTATCGATGTGGAACTCCCTTACCGTGGAATCCG